ATGGTGTGCATTGACTCAATGATGGTAGCAACTGTCTTAAAAGCCATGCGCCCCTTAGCGATACTGGGGTCTGTCATGTCGAATATACCAGCAATCTTGTCGAACATCTCACGGTAGATGGTCAAGATTAGCTCGATATCTCTTTGGTGTGGCGGTGGAGCCATGTGCTTAATAGCCTGTGCGACTATGTGATCTTTGGGGTTGATCACCTGTGCAGGTGCATTAGTGAATGCACTGTTTGGTACTTGTGCGTTACGAGGGTTGATCACAGGTGATCTTACTGCCTTGTCCTTTATGATGTTCAACTGACTGAGGCATTTATCCACCTCAAAGTTGAGCGTCTCAAGCTGCTCTATGGAGCTAAAGCCCCACGGAGAGACGATGTCTTTGTTTGACTGCGCTATGGAGAAGGGGAACATTGACCATAGGTAGGTCTGGCTTGCCAGTTGAACTGGCAGGGTGGGGTTAATCGAGGGGTTACCCCTGTCGCTCAGAACAACGTCACCACCATTACACACTGTGATGCAACGAATATGCCCGGGGTACGCAGGTACGTCTTCTCTAACCTCGGCAACAGGAACGTGCTCCCCTAGAACGTCGTCCATCCTTGAACTCGACGGGGTCTTCACTATTGACTGCGTGGAGTAATCCTTTACCCAAAACTCAAGTATAAGGACATTGTCCTTGTCGCCCATGATCTTACCAATGGCATCTATGTTACCAGTGAAGGTGGCATGATCTACACCATAGTCACCAAATTCCTTAACTCCCTTGTCCGATGTGGTTCCACCGAATATCTCTCGCCTACCCTCTCCAAGGTCTTTCTTCCAGCCTTCATCCGACTTGATGTACTTTGCCATGGAGGGCCACATACGCCTAGCCTGGTTAACTGGGATGGTGTAGTAGTGCAGGGCAGCTTCCCATTTCCTTGGTCGCTTCTCGTTCAGGGGCCAGAATCCGAAGTTGTGGGGGTCGATCGAAAGGGTTTCAACTTCACCTATACCATTCTTGAGGGAGGGGTTGAAGACAACCTTCTCTACCACACAGCCGTTAATCTCTGCCATCTCGACGGAGTCTGCAAATACATCCTGCTGTTCCTCTTCGTTCCACCAGTACCTAGCTGCCTTATGTAGGACAGAAGCCATCTTGTCATCTTCAGCAGCTATGTCAAAAGTCGGGTTGTTGTCTGTGAGGAGGTTCACAGTTCTTGTGATGTAGTTCCATATTAAGTTAACAGTGGAGAGCTTTGCAGCACCCTGACTCTTCCAGTGCCTTGCTCGATACAGTTCATAATTACGGAACCACTTCTGCGGGAGCTTCTTCTTATCCTTGTCTCGTACCACATCAGCCAGTGTGTTGAAACACATGTGACCTACGTTCTCGTGGCCTGCCCTTGGTATGATACAGGTAGTAAGCTGCTCCTCCTCAGGCTGAATAACCTCCTCTTTCTTTGTTGAGACTGAATCCCCCACCCTTGCCTCAATCTGTGCTACTTTCTGAATCTCAGCCATTAGTCAGTTTCCTTTTTTAGCTGCGCCACATGCACCTTATAGCAGTTGAGTCCGTCTGAATACTTGTTTCTTCCCCTCACTCTACCGCCACAACCACATGGGCATTCACCAGAACTCTTTGTAATCTGGTAAAGTTCATTACGATCAGTAAGGAAAGCATCTGTGTCGTCAGGCCTGCCCTCACTGATGTTTACGAATAGGTGCATGTCACCGCCCTCGTCCTGGGCATGTGGGCAGATGAAGTCCCTTGGGCCAGCGAAAGGCATGGGGTTAGGCCAATTCTCTGTCCCAACGTGCTTTTCAATCATATGCCCCCTCAGGGGTAGATCGGTAAACCGTGGGACTATGTACCCAACCCTATCCTTGCAGTGTATACAGATAATGTTGATCTCGTCTGTCCTGTCCTCTTTCTGCTGTAAGTTAAATGTGTCAATGTCTGTCAGTAAGTGAACCTTCTTTTTTCTTGACATGGTTTCTCCTATTCAGCGTGTCTACCTAATTCGATAAGGTCTTCCTCAAATGGGTTGGCGTGACCACCTTCCTCGGGAGACTTCCTTGCCTTCTCGTAGTACTCGTCAGTCCCTGGTACGTCTTCAAGCAGGACACTCTCCTCTTTCTTAAAGACTGACATAATACCACCACCAGCCTGGAGCCTGCCGATCAGCAGTCCTAGACAAAAAAGTCCAGAGCCTACTATTAGTCCAGCCATAAATGCTGCACCTAAATACTGCAGTATAAACATTAGTTCCATACCATACCATCCTCTCGTTGGTTGTCATCGTCTATGGGATACTCATCCATCTTGTAGAACTCGTTGGCAAACTGCTCATACGGGTCTGCCTGTTGAAGGGGTGGCCCCTCAAGCTTATCGCTCCAACTCTGGGTCGCAGTCTTCCCGGGAAGCTCTACAAGCGTTGGGTTATATTCAGCAAAGGCAAGCATCAGTGCGTCTGCGAGGTCAGGGGATTTTATCTTCTCTCTCCGCATCTTCTCTTTAGACCAGATTTGTACCTTCCCTGTAGGGTTATACTCGTACCTGATTGAGCATACCTGCTCGATAAACTTGATCATATCAGTCCTTGACAACTGCTTGACTAGGGGCTTCAGGGAGATACTGCCATCTTCGAACCGTGTGCGTAAAGCCCAAAAGTACTCGGCCCGTTGGTTGACAAACTTCTCGCTATCTATCGCTTTCTTACTGACATCTACTCCCGTGACGTTTTCCCCTCTCTGATAGCAACGGTCAACAACACCAGCACCTATGCCAATCTCGTCAACCTTGATGTCTTGCGCCCTCATTTTAGTACACAGCCTGATTATGTCCTCAGCAGTTTTCATTGTATCCTGCTTCGTGTACTGCAGTATGCCGACGACTGTTGCGTGACGGACAAGCACAAACACCGTCTTGTTATCACCATACCTAGCAACATCAACACCTGCGGAATCAAACTGCTGTCTTCCAAGTCTCTTCTTGTAGGATATCTCCCTGTCAAATGCAGCCATTACCCAGGTCTTGGGTATCAAGATAAAGTCCGACTCGATCGGGAACCTACCCTGAACCCTAACCCTGAACACATCAGAGTCCCTACCAAACTCAACATCGATCTCACGAACATACCGCTCACTAACACGGGGTGACTCCTCACCGTCAAAGGTAAGGCAGTGCCATGGGTCACCATCCCACAGGGTGTGTGAGTTGTAGAAAAACCCAGTAGTCCTAGTGGGGTTCGAGGTCATAACACAACGGTTATCCTCTTCGGTCAATGCACCACGAACAACCGTAAACACTTCCTCAGCCACACCAGAAGCCTCGTCAATTATAAACAGAAGGTTCTCTCCGTGAAAGCCCTGCAGTGCCTCTGGCTTCTCAGACCGTGCTGTCCTAGCAACAGCGAACCATGTCTTGTCGTACTCCACATGGTACATCCTGTCACTGGTAATCATGAACTTATCTTTAAAGAACTTGTCCATCTGGTTGTGCCATATTGATAGCTCAGCCCATAGGACATTCTTTAACTGCGCCTCTGTGGGGGCAGTACACGGTATTCTGGCATTATATCTCGTATAGTTCCACCAGAGTATGGCCCATGCCAGGAAGGTAGTCTTGCCAGTACCGTGACCTGATTTGATAGAAACGTGCGTACCGTTAGCCAGAGCAGTGAGAGCCTCGATCTGTTGCTCAGTAGGCTCTGCCCCTATTATGTCTCTCACGAAGCCAATAGGGTTATTCGTGTACGGTTTCAGCTTCCACCAATAGTACTTCAGAGGCTGCTGGCGCTTCATCTCCTCTTCGATCAACGCCAGTTCGACTTTGTCCACCTTCTCTGATTGCTGTTGCTCTTTGTTCAAGGTACTCAAATGGCACATCCGTTATCGTAGCCATGAGAATGTTGACATTCTCGTTGTAGTTAATGTTGCCCTCAAAGCTCTGCTTCTTCACCTCAGTCAGGTTCAGTATCTCAGTGGCAAGCCTGTTGGCCCTGTTCACATCGTTTAGCTCAAGAGCCTCTACGAGAGTGGCTTTCTTGATGCTCCATGCTGCTGAGTTCAGCACCTTACGCAACTGGGCGGGAGACTTTGCCGTAGCTACCAGTTCTAGGACTTCACCTAGAATCTGCTTTACTCGTATTTGTTCTGTCATTACCCACTCCGTTTGTCCACCGTCTTTGCGTTGCTTCTTGAATGCCTTGGTGTATCTAGCCATTACGCATTGTGTGTGTGAATTATGAAGACAGTGTAGTAGTTGTTACCGCCAACGTAGTGCATGCTGATAACAGGCTGTCCTGTGGAGTCAATGCTCTCAATGTATGCCTGCACAAGCAATGCCGTAGCGTCATTGTTAACACCCCTGACCCTCTTAACAATCACATTGTAATCTCCCATGCTATTCTCCTATGTGGTGAGATGTGAAATGATGCAGGTGACGTAGTTGTTATCTCCAACGAAACTGACATCTAGTAGAGCCGATGTGGTACTATCGAGCGACTCAATGTACGCCTGAACAACCGCTGCAAACGCATCCGTGTTCTCGCCACGCAGTCTCTTTACCGTTGCGTCATATGCTGTCATGATCTCCTCCTTAAAAAATCGTTACTGTTACCTTCTTGAAGTCGTC